AAAGATGGTGGCTGATCTAACTGTTGTCATCCAGACTAACATCACTAAGGATGATATAAAGATAGCTGAGATAGAAAAGGATGTTAAGTCACATGGGTCAGCTATAGGGGACTTAAAGAAGTTTAAACAACGTATGCTCATTGGTGTTGCCGCTATTGGTGGCACTGGTGGTATAGTAGGAGCCTTGACTACTGGTTTAGCTAATAAACTAGGGTTAGGTTAATCAACTCATATATACAAAGGAACATAATATGCCAATTACAATAAGCCCAAAAGGTAAAGTTAAAAAACATCCATACACTAAAGCAGGGAAAGCAGCAGCTAAAAAAGCAGCAGCAAAGCCGGGAGCTAAGAGAGTAAATCGTAAAGTTAAAGGCTACTAATATAATAAGGTAAGGTGCAAAAGTATGGCTGAGTTTGGAAAAAGAAGCGAAGAGTGTCTAGAGTCTTGTGATGAACGTATACAGCTAGTACTTAGAGAAGCAATAAAGCATTATGACTTTGCCGTAATTAAAGGACACAGAGGGGAGGATGAGCAGAATGAGGCATTTAGAAGTGGCAATAGTCAGCTTAAATTCCCACTTAGTAAACATAATCAACATCCTTCTAAGGCGGTGGATGTAGTACCTTACCCTGTTGATTGGGATAACCAAGCTAGATTTAAAACTCTTGCTCAGGTAATCAAAGGATCAGCTGAGAAAGTAGGCGTAGAGGACATACATTGGGGCTATGACTTATGGCAGTGGGACGCACCACATTGGCAACTAGGGAAATAACATGATACCATTTATTGGACCTGTAATCTCAGGAGTCTTAGGTATAGGTAAAACCTACCTAAACAACAAAGCTGAAGTCGCTAAAGCTAAACATGTTCGTAAACTCACTAGTATCGAAGGTGATCAGTCTTGGGAGATAGAGCAGGCTAAGAACCAATCAGGTAGTTGGAAAGATGAGTTTGCTCTAGTAGTAATCATATCACCATTCATAGCTATGTTCCTAGCCGCTGTATTCGGTAATACAGAGATGGTCAACAGAATAGGGGATGCCTTTATAATCCTTAAGACTGATGTACCGGGAGAATACTGGTATTTACTTGGTGTAGCATTTGCATCTACATTCGCAATCAAAGGTGTTCCATCTATGCTTAATAAAATTAGAGGTAAATAATGTCATACAGAACTATAGTAAATAAAGTCTTACGTAGACTTCGGGAGTCCTCTGTATCAGCAGATTGGATTGGTGATCTTGCGGGTAACACTGAAGTAGATGACTATGTTCAGTTGATTGGTGACTATGTAAATGAAGCTAAACTTAGTGTTGAGGATGCATGGAAGTGGACTACTTTAAGATCAGTAGTCACTATAACTACTTCAGCAGCCACTAATTCATACACCATTACAGGAGCTACAAACCGTAGTAAGGTTCTACAGGTTATAGACAATACAAACAACTTTACCCTGAAGTTAATGTCGGATGAACAGTTCTATGACTACAAGTTTATTGGTAATCAAACGGACAGTAACCCTATTGCATACAGGATCAACGGTACAACGATGGACTTCTACCCACAGCCCAGTGGTACATTTGACATTAAAGTACACATTGTAATACCTCAGACAGACCTTACAGAAGCCGCTACAGAAATGACCGTACCTGAACTACCAGTAGTCCTAGCTGCATATGCTCTAGCACTTGCTGAACGTGGGGAGGACGGAGGAGCTGGTGTAGGTGTAGTAGCCGCTAGGTTCGATAGTACCTTATCTGATGCAATAACTCAAGATGAGTCACGCACAGTGAATGAAACGGTGTGGTATGCCAGTTAAGCCTTTACGTCCCACACGATTAGACGGGTTAGGCTCTAAGGGGCTTAACACTCAAGCCAGTAGTTCTACTCTAGGACCAGAGTGGCTAACTGAGGCATCTAATGTAGTCTTTGACTTTCAGGGACGATTAGGACCACGTCGAGGTATTAAGGCTATATCTAAGACAGTGGCTGCACCTATTAAGTCTATTGGTGAATTCATTAAAGCAGACCGTACAACAGCTTACTACGTAGGCTCAGGCTCCGCTATATACTTACGTGATACCTCAACTGTACCTGAGACCTTAACGGCTCAAAGCTTTGCATCATCACCACAGACCATTAGTAACTCTAATTGGCAGTGGATAAACTTCAATTCAGAGTTCTGGGGTATACAGACAGGACATTCACCAATCAATCTAACGGGTACTACATGGACTGATGTAATTGACTTAGGTACATATCATGCCCCTACTGGTGTAACTACTTTTGATCCTAACTGTGCTTTAGGTGACTTCGGACGTATGTGGTACGGGGGTGTCACTGAAGACTTAGGCACTCTTTATTACTCAGATAACCTGATTGGTGAGAAGTTAAATGGTGGTGCGGCAGGGGTAATTGATTTACATACTGTGTGGGGACAGGATGAGATTGTTGGATTAGCTTCCTTAATGGATAAGATTATTATCTTTGGTAAGAATAATATAGCTATCTATACAGGTGCTTCAGACCCTTCAGCTATGGTACTAGAGGAATTAATCAAAGGTATAGGATTAGCTGGAAGAGACAATATAGTCTACATGGGTGCAGACTTGCTATTCCTCAGCTATGAAGGTCTACAGTCCCTCTCACGTATCACACAGACAGACGGTAAAGCTCCTCTGACTGACATGAGTATTGCTGTACGTAATACTTTAGCGTTCTATCTATCTACAGCGGACTTAACTACCATCAAGACAGTGTATCATAAGAAAGAAGGTCTTGTGATTACCTTGGTTCCAGACAGTAAGTTGGCCTATGTGTTTGACTTCTCCTCTGGACAACTACCTAAGATCACTACATGGAACTTTGCTACTGCTCCTTTGTGTGGTGTAAGTACAATAGGTGGTGATTTGATTTTTGGTTCAACTACTTATGTAGCTAAACTTGATGGATTCTCTGAAGTAGACATTACAGACACTACAGCAACTAACGCTAATCAGACTGCATGTGAAGCTGTAAATGGAGTATGGGATGGCTCAAAATGCTGGTCCAGTACAAACAGACTCTATAACTACACATGGTCTACAGCTTGGTTAGACTTAGGTGAACCAGCTGTAACTAAAATACTTAAGACTGCTTACTTCTCCTACACTGGCGGTAGGGGATCAGCTACGTCCTTAAGTCTCTATGTAGATCACGATTCAGTTACACCATTGATTAAGAACTTTAACTTAGCACCCGCTCAGGACTACGCAACTTATGGAGCAGCTGATTCATTCTACGGTGTATCTAAGTTTACATCTAAAGTTGGACCTGTAGAGTACAAAGTACCATTAGGACGTACAGGTAAAGTTATTAAGATGAAGATGGTTACTGAAGTAGTAGGCGATTATTCAAGTCTTGTGTCTATGACACTATTGACTAAACAAGGTAAGATAAGGTAAGGATATAAAATGGGCTTGTTTGATGCTATAATTGGAGGTGGTCTTAGCTTTCTAGGATCAAGAGAAACTGCTAGTGCCGCTAGAGATGCTGCACAGGCAAATGCAGCGGCGATTACACAGAATTCTAATGCGGCTCTAGATGCTGCACAACCTTGGAACGTAGGGTCTATTGGCGGTACTGCTACCTTTGATCCTGATAGTAATACCGCTATGATGGGATTATCTCCTGAGTTAGCCGATATATACTCAGGAGCTTTAAGTCGCTCAGGGATATGGGGTCAGCAAGCTGGAGCTTATGGCGCTGATCCTATGGAGGCTGCTAATACCTTCTATAATCAACAACAGGAATACTGGCAACCCAGAGAAGATCAAATGCGTACTGATGCTGAAACACGATTAATGTCTCAAGGTAGACTAGGAGCAACAGGGGGCGCTAGGGCTATGCAGGGGCTTGAAGAAGCTATCTTAGGCGGTCAACAGCAACGCCAAACACAGTCGCTTAATCAAGCTCAGTCAATGATTTCAACTCTTCTAGGGCGTGAAACAGGTGACATTGGACAGGCTACGGGACTACTTAATATTCCATATCAACTAGGTAAATTAGGTAGAGGATTAGGTGGGGATTTAGGACAACAAGCATCCGCTGGCCTAGCGTCACGTAATCAAGCTGCCGGGATGATTGGGCAGACAAATGCCATGAGTCCTTTAGGTAACACTTTAGGACAACTTGGCGGTCTATTTTTGAATAAAGGGATTAGCTAATTATGGCGTTTAGTGATGATCAGATAGCAGGTGCATTTGGGAGTGGTATTCCTCAGTGGTTAGGGGACTGGCTTATTAGCAACGGAGCCATGAATAACCCTAACGCACTTACGGGAAGCGACACTCAATACTCACCTAATAACGCATCACTGAGTGCATACACACGCGCACAACAAGAGGCTATGGGTCTGCATACTCCAGCTGTTGAAGGTTCTGGGTATTCTCCTACTGGTAACTTAAATCCAAATTCTGGAAGTATTCTAGACTATGGCAGACAATCAGGAGAGTTACTAAATAGTGCTAAAGGTGGTATATATGAACAAGCTAAGGGTATCTTCGATGATATAGGTAAAGACATTACAGGCATGTTTGATACTAAAGTTCTTGATGATCCTATGCAGAGCTTGATGGACGCTATGGGTTTAACTAATCCCAGTACAGAACTAGGCCCTTATGCTGACGTAGGTACAGGAGCTAGAGACTTTGGAAACGCCTCTCAAAAAGCATCTATGTTTTCTCCCATAGGCTTATTTGGTGAGGCAGGGGCTGGATTGATGGAGGGTAATGCGTTAAGTGATCGTATGGAACAACGTGGACTAGGTAGGCTTGGAGTCAATGATTATATTAATGCAATGTTCACTAATCAAGACTTACGGGGTATAGCTAATTATAAAGAGGCTGCATTTAATGCACCTGAGAACTTTGCTAAGATGGCTGATGTGTCTCAGTATGGGTACGGTGGTATGTTTGAGAATCTAACTGATTTCTTAGGTTCCCGTGGTAGTCAGAATATTGATAGTCTTGAGGCTCTACAGGCTGTTCAAGCAGCTGGAGGTGTCATACAGAATGGACAGATAGAATTCCCTAATTATCAATCTAATATCCCTGCCTCTTTTACCGCACCTTCTAATACTGATATATCTGAAAGTATGGCAGCTGCTATAGCAAACGCAGGTAACATAAGCGCACCTAGTGTTTATACAGGTAACTTTGATAATTACAGCGGTGGAGGCTTTGGTGGGTATGGAGGCGGTCAAGATGAAAGTGGTCAAGCAGATGGTCAAGATGATAGCGGCTATGGCGATGATTAAGTTTTACACAAAGGATTATATATAATGGCTACAAATAACTACCAAAACTTATTTCAAGGCGCTTCTATGCAGGACGTAGGGCAACAGATGGGTCAAGAGCGTGAAGCTCGTATTCGTCAAGCAATGGCAGATAACTTACGTTCAGGAGGTAACTATTACTCTTCACTTATTGCTAAAGCTAATGCACAACAAGCAGAAGGATTTAGAGGGATAGCAAGCGCATTAGGGCAGAAAACTGGCATACTTAATGAGGACCCTAGGTTAGCCGCTGCACGTAAGCGTGAGACAGATAAGAATGAGATTATGGGTATCTTAGGTGGCTATAGTGATCCTAATAGTCCCGGTGGGGCAGAGATTACTGAAGAAGAGATGAAGATGGGCTTTAGTGAGCTTATGAACCGTGGGTACACTGCTGAGGCACAACAATTTCTTACTATGGCCCAGAGTATGCGTACTTCGGCTAACCAGACACTTACCGCTGAGGCAGCTAGACTGAAGGCTATTAATGCAGGTCTGCCAGATGGTCTTGAATTGTCCCGTGAAGGTGAAAACATCAAAACTGTAGATGGGGGTATCTGGGCGGTTGATAAAAGTACAAGGGGGAAGTTAATCTATAATAAAATAGGAGGTGGTGGAGGTAATACATTCATAGCCGAAGGCGCTCAAATACTTAAAGATGGATTAACACCACTAGAACTAACGGAGCAAGAATATAAGCTAGAGTCAGCTAGAGTTTGGGCTAAAGAAAAAGGCAAGATGCGGGAGGCTGTAACCTCACAAGGTAAATCACTTACCTTAGCCAAACGTGCTTTAGAACTCCTTAAGACAATCCCGAAGACAGGCGGCATGACTAAGATTAATGATGCCATTACAGACTTCTTAGGCACAACTCCAGCCGACAGAGGTGAGTTCGCAAGTGCTACCGGGGAGATACTCATTAATAAGATTGGTGAGTTTGGGTCTAACCCTACTGAAGGTGAACGTGCGTTCCTACAGGGGATATCTGCTGGCTTAGGGCGTGGTAAAAAGGTCAATGAAGCCATCCTTAAACAACTCATTAAGATGTACGGAGCCTCGACTGGACGAGCCTCACGATACTTAAATATGAGCTTCAGTGAAGTTAATAAAGCTAAGTCTAATGAAGCTAAGAAGATGTCAGATGAGGCAGCTAAGGTACTCGCTGAGTGGAATAAAGAGGAAGTTACAAAGGACGCTCCTAAGACCACTACTAAACCTAATGAAGCAGACTTAAAAATAGGTGATGTTAGGACACCCCCTAATGGTATTCCTCATAAGTGGAACGGCACTGGATGGGACCCTGTATAATGGAACAACCTAAATCAAAAACTACTGATGAGCTATGGGCTAAACAGTCTTTAACCACTGATGAGCTATGGGCCGCTCCTGAAGTTGAAGCTAAACCTGAGGACCCTAATTGGTACGATCCTATTGTGGACGTAGAGACAGGTGTACGTAACTTTGCTCAGAATGCTAAAGAAGCTGTATCTAATGTAACTGCGGAGGAAGTAGGGGAACACCTCTATGAGAATAAGTTTGCCTATACACTTGGGACTGTAGGGGCCTTTGGAGGCCCTTGGACTTCAGCTGCTTTATCTGCTGTAGGTTCAGGGGCAGATGCCGCTGTGTCTGATGATGAGTCTAAGTCAATAGTAGGGGAAGCTGCCTTCTCTATAGGTGTTGATGCGGCTATGTTAGCGGCCTTCAAAATACCACCAGCAGTCACACGTAAGATAGCTGCCTACTTAAAGACAATGAAGGACCCTAATGCGTTAAAACAAGCCACTGAGGATGTGTTTGAGTCCTTGAGTAAAGATGCAACGTCTGACATTGGTACTCAAGAGAGTGTGCTTAAGAGCCAACAGATAATGGAGGCTGCTGGAGGTAGTCTTACTTTAGGCCAAGCAGGTAAAAAGGGCCTTGTTGAGACTATAGAGAGTTTTACTTTCAACGGTATTCTGTCTAAAGGTGTACATCAGGCTAATTTAAATAAAATAACTAACTACGCAAAGGATAGAATGAACAACCTATTCAATGTGGATCAAGGCTTCTTAGGCGCTGCTGAGATGGGTGATGTTCTAATGAAGAACCTTAAAGCAGGGAATGACGCATTAGCTACTACACATGGTAAATCTTTAGATCAAGTAGCTAAAGAGTTTGGGCGTGTCTCTACAGATGTTAGTATTGTCGGGTCTTCTCTATCTAAATGGAGGAAGAGTAAGGACTTAGAAGGCGGATTTAACGATAAAAACGAGTACATAACTGCAAGTTCATTAGATACCACTACACAGAATATCCTGAAGGAACTAGAGGAGAAGTGGGGTTCAATCTCTACAGGAACTCCTCAGACTTTAATTGACTTCACTAAGGATTTAAACACACGTATAAATTCTATTAGTAACTTCGGTACGGCAACTTTCTCTCCGCAAGGAGTAAGAGAATTAACATCTCTCTCTAACTACATGCGAGGTGCTGTTAAGAGTAGGTTAAAGGACATAAACCCATCAGCAGCAGCTAAGTACGCTGAAGCACAGAAGTATTATGCGTATAATAAAAATGCCTTGTTTCCAGACATAAACGATGAATTTATAAAAACTGTGGATATTAAAGGGTTGTATAAGTTAGGGGATATGGTTACATCTATGTCTAAAGTAGAGAATGTAACTAAACTCTATAAGTCTATTGATACTGCCTTTAAAGTAGCTACAGATGCTAAAGGGCCAAGAAGGTTCCCTTCAGGTATTAAGAGTCCTGAGGATGTAAAGAACTTAATACGTAATCGTTATTTAGAAAACACCTTCCCTAGTTCTAAAAACCTACAAGAGTTAGACGTAGACGAATTTGTTAATGTAGCTCGTTTAAAGTTTGCAAATTCAGATGAGATAGCTTTTGGTAAGGCTGTTTTAGGGGGAGAGAAGTTCAACAGAATGAAAACTATTGTTAATGCTTTAGCCACAGCAGCTAAAACTCCCGGCTCTAATTTTGGATCATTAGCTATGAGAAGTAAGGAGATCAGTGCGGGTAGTGCGATCCCGGAGTTGTTAGGGACAGCTATAGTAGGCGGAGGTGCGGTTGCTGCTGCACCTGCTATTGCACTAGGAGGATTAACTGTCTTATTGTCCCCTTTAAGTCTTGCTCATATCGTATCTGACCCTAAACGTGTTAATCAGTTCTTAGGTCTAACCAAAAGTAAATTAGATAAGACTAAGTTTGCTAAGAACGCTTCCGTACTACTTAATAATGTAGTGGCTGATTTATACGCTAAAGGGATGTCTAAGGAAGAAGTTGAAGAAGGATTAGGATTAACAAATGCCGAATAAACTACAAGAGAAGGGATTGTGGGATAAAGCTACGGACTTCTTAGGTGGGGCTTGGGAAGGCATGAGCGCCTTAGACAAGTTAGCTTTAGCCTCCTCTCCAGTTCCTCTAGTGGGAGATATTATTGGAGGTGTTGCTGATGCCACTAATATAGGACAACAGTGGATGAATACAGGTGAGTTTCCTAAGACTGATGCAGCACTTGCTTTAACTGGACTCTTGCCTTTTGTGCCTCCTATGGCAGCAACTAGAGGTATCAAAAGTGGTCTTAAGTCTATGGCAGATAAAGCTGTACATCACGCTCCTAACTACCTTCCCGGTTTCTATGGTACAGGGGTTGCTGGTCAAGTTGCAGGTACATTGTATGGTGCTGCTCAAGGCGGCGCTAATATGCTTAAGGGCGCATACTCCCCTAAGGCACAAGGTATGTGGGGTAAACATGGAGTATCGCTTACCGACAAGAAAGTTGCAGGTGAGATGCTCTCTAAGATGAATGGTACATATAAGAAAACCACCATAGACAAGATGGAGGAGTTCTTGACAAAGAATAAGAAGACAGGGGAGAAGGGTAATGTCCTTAAGAACCCAGATAAGAAGGCTATGGGACAGATCAATCAATCTAGACAGTTCGATGAGCAGTACGGTAACAACTCTACATTCTATAAACTCTTGGACGGGATGGACCAGAAGGCCTTTACGGACTTAAGTGGTGAGGCTTACTTTAAGGTTATGAATAAAGCTACAGGTCTAAACTCTAAGACACTTAATGCAGTCTTTGATGAGATCAAGAAGGTACAGAATGTGGACCCTAAGAAGAAGTACAGGATGGCTATACGCCGCCCTAGTACACAGTCCTCAGGGAACTTAAATAACCTCAAAGGTCAGTTTATGTTTGGTGGTAAAGGCTTAGGAACTCTTAAGAAGGCCTTCCCTACTGGTGTAGGGTATAAAACTAATAAAGACTTAGTTGCTGGTTTAGAGGCTCAAGGTATACGTATTAAGAATAAAGATAAAGTACTTAAGAATGAGGTACCACCTATAATCTCAGGGTATAAACATACAGACGCTATGGAACTAGGAGGTGCTAACTACATGACTGTCGTAAAGAAGGATGGGACTATAGTGACATTCCTAAATGATGAGCATGATTTATCTAAACTTAAGGCTCCTATGGCTGATCGTCTAATGGCTGTGACTACTCCCATACATTTTGATCTACTAAATAAAGGGACGAGAAGCCCTGCTGTAGATAAAGCCCTAACAGGACTACGGACTGAGGCACAGGTTATAAGGGATCAAGTAGAGGAAACTATGTCCAAGATTGGCAACATCTCCTCTACCGATAAGATACCTAAGAATACAGTGTTGAACAGAGCGCAGTACGCCACTATCAACGCTTTAGACAAACTAGATGCTCCAGCCGCCTATGCACCTGTGGCTGCTAATGTTGCCTTAGCAAGCGGTAGGGCAGCTAAACCACTAGAACGGGGTGAGAGAAATTCATCTCAACGTTCTTACTAGTATAGCTACACCTATGCTCACTAAGGTACACACAAGCATCCAATCGTGTTCAGATAGGTTTTTCATATTCATAGTCCTTCCCCGGCATACCATAGTACTCCACTAAAATGCGACAGGCATCTATTACATCATCAGCATCCTCTTCCTCAAAGACTGTAGAGGATAGCTGAGTGTGTAGTGTGTTCTTAAGCACCTGTACAATTAACCTGTCTGTAGTCTCTTCATCTACTGCTACTGTATACGCCATTAGAGCCTCCCTAGGTCATACTTAAGACGCTCAAGATATATAGCACCATCAAGTAACTCTTCTATCGCGTGATCAATCCATTGTGTAGTGGATACATCGTTACGCATCATCGTCGTACCGTACTTCTTGATCCCTTCCTTACTACGGTCACTCATACGCTCCATTACTGTGTTTACTATCGGGTCTACATCGTGTGAAGTTTTATACATTGTTTACTCCTCTATATAGAATAAGTGTTTACCAATTCGGCCTAAGTAAAATAACTTGCCAGCCCAGTAAGGGTTGACGTATGTTGCATGGTAGTGAGTAGCTCCCTCTGTCTCGCCTACTACAGCCCCATCCATAGCTAATTTAGCCACCATGTATGAATGCTCTTTAGCTTTAGCGTCCAGCATAATTTCATGCTTCCCATCACACCAGTAACTAAACTGACATCTATCGTGTACTGTAGCACAGACAGACTTAGTAGTCCTAGTTAGAGCTACGTTGGCTATTGCTAGTTGTCCAATGAATGGCTCTGATCTCCCCTCATAGTATATAGCTTCCGCTAGACAGTCTAGATCAGTCTGTACTGTGCCTGCCCAAGCCCCAAATGTCGCTAAGGATATGAAGGCCCACACAAGTATTATTAAAGCAAAGACTCGCTTCATTTGCAGAGTTCCCCTACAGTTACGTCAGCATTGCCGTTGTGGTCTAGCTGTTGTAAGTACATCTTATCACCTTTCTTTAGATTAAGCAAGAGAAAAGATGCGGTACTCCCCTCAGGTGAAGGGTTTTGCTCTACCCTGTGACACCCTACCCATACTAAAGTCCCTGTCTCGTACTTAGGTGTGATGCCACAACCAGCCAACACCACACCTATGACCATAACTAATACTAATCGCATCTTAACCACACTCCTTGTTGCCTGTAGCTGGATCAATGAAGCAAGCTGCACCCTCTATTGGTTCCTCTAGTGGCTCTACCTTATTCA